TGCGTTGGGCTAGTCGCCATCAAATTGACTTTCGTTAGGTTTAGATACTCCATCAAGAAAACGTTTTTCTACTTCACCTGTTGACTTGTTTAATTCGTATTCATAATGCAATCCATCATTACCATTTTGACCTACAGTATCAATGCGAGATTGTTTTTTCTTTCCAAATATTTTATTCCAATTATCTTCTGCTTCTTTTTCAGAAATTAATAATGGTCTTCTTCCAGAACCCTTACCCATTAATTATCCTTTCACATATTTTAGTCATCCATACAATTAAATCATCTGGTGTATATTCACGTTGATACTGTGTGCAACGTTTTGTTCCTTTAACATTCCCACATATTGACCTATCTGTTGATGATAAATTTTTAGGCGGCATTGGTGGCAAATTAGATTTATCTATTCCACAAATATAAAGTTTAGTATTTTTATGTGCAACATGACCGAAGTCAAATTGGTCAATTTCAATAGTAAACCCTCCAAACTCATCTACTTCATCACCTAAAGGCAATGGTGCTTCTTTCCACAAACGACTCCCAGCTGGATGCTCCAACACACCTCCATTGAGTCTTACTTGTGCCAATCCAAAATAAGCTAATTGTTTTTCATCTGGTCTAGGGTTAGCCATGTGAGACAACATACCCCAAGCCCTGCATGGTGGATGTGCTATTACAGGATAATTTTTACAATAGTTTCTAGCATCTCTGTGAATATCGTATACATCATATCCATTAAGTTCTTTATATCTACTGTCATCTCTTGCAAACAATACAGCTATCATTTTATAGTTAAAATTTCTTTCTCGAATAACCAACCAATAGTTTTACGATGAGCAGACTCCCATGCCTCTACTCTTTCGTGCTTATCTAAATCTTTATGGTTGTCTATCATATCATGGCACATATAGCAAAGACTAGCGATTCTGTAATCATGTGCTTTAATTCCTGTGCCTTTGCCATCACGTTGTTGATTAGAGTGAGAAGCACAAACTGTTCCATCTTGTTTACCACACATAGCACAAGGAAACTCACGAACTGCTTCTAACAATTTCTTGTTTCTATAATTCATTAGAAAGGTGCTTCCTCATAGTCGTTAGTGTTAAAAGGTTTAACAGGCTCTTTAGGTAATTCTATAACTTGCACATCTGGGTGAGTGTCTTTATACCATTTAGCTTCACGTTTAGACCAGCGATGCTTACGAATGATCTCACCATCATCAACAACTGCATGAGTAAAATTCATAGTTCCCAGCTCCAGCCAAGACTACTCGCCCAAACTTCTATTGAGTTTTGATAATCCGCCATTTGTTTGCTGTCAAGTTTTGTTGTTGATTTAATAAGCTCTACAGGATTACCACATATCTCACGTTGTTCTCTTAAAAATTTATAACCCATAAGTTCATGTATTGTAGTTGGGTCTTCACCAAGATAATTAGCTATTGACCCGTATAGTGACCACAATCTTTCATTTTGTTCTAGTGAACGCACTGCTTTTTCTTCATTCACATTAACTCTCCATCGTTTAGATAAGTCTAACGTCTTAATCTTTTCCAAGAAATTCTCTAGGTTGTATTTCGTTAAAACGAACCGAATCATAACTGTCTCTCCATCCTTTAGATTTAAAAGTTACACCGTCTTTAGATGTCGCTTTGTATATTATATCATCGCCAAATAGTTCTTTGCAACTTTTTATAAAATCATTTATTGTCCCCATGTTGCTCTTGTTCCCTCTACTTTATAAATACTCATACATCTATTTAAAACTTTAGCGTCACGTTTATATCTTTCAGTAGATTGATCATTATCATCACATCGTTTAGCATGCAATTTAATACGCCATTGTTTTCTTATTTGATAGTCTGTTAATTTTTTCATTACGGTCTCTCCTTGTATGTTAATCCTTTTTTGTCAAACCAAAATCCCCACTTTCCTTCCACAGGATAGTTACGTTGCTTCTGTAAATACACCATGCAATCTGGTAATCCTTTTAACTCTTCTTCTGTCTTCTCACCTGTTTCAATATCATATTCCTTCTTCTTGTTGCGGAACACACAGAGGATGTTATCGCATAAATTGCGAATATGACTTGAGCCTAAAATATGAGTAGCATCTGGCACTTCATGTTCGTCTGCCATTTTTCTTGTGTGTGCAACTAAAAAAATATGTATTTGTAAATCTCTGCAACAAGTAGCAAGTCTGTCTATAAAAAGTTTTTGTCTCTCGTAATTGTCTTCAGAAATATCTGACATTTTCATAAGAGAGTCAATAACAAATACTTCTACACCTAACACATGTTTACCCCAATACAATGTTGCTATCATGTCTTCACTAGATGTTGAACCTGTTTGATCGTACAAATATAATTTATCTTTTGCACGTTCACAAAACTTTATAATAAAATCATCCGTAGGTTCTGATGACTTTAATGTTTGCTGAACCATACGAGCAATAGTAAGCACAGGTCTCATCTCTAGTGATGCAATTAAACATTTAGTTTGTTGTTTCATTAATGATAAAATAACTTGCGACAAGAACATTGACTTACCATGTCCTGACACTCCTGTCAATACAGTTAATTCAGCAGGTCTTATCTTGAAGTCATCTTCCGTTTTAATAAAGCCCAACGATTTGCCGCTGTGTATTTCAGAATTAAAATATTTAACGACATCTTCAGTAAAAACATCCGTACTCTTAACAAGAAATTCTGCATTTGTATTTTCCCCTTTATAATATTCATTTATGATTTCTTTATTGACCGTCAACTTCTCTAATGCTTCACCTATATTCATTTAACACCATCCCATTGACTTCTGACTTTTTCAATTCCATCTTCCCATCGTTCTTGATTGATGTAAGTTAATGGTGCTGGATTGAATCCATCTTTCCATTGTTTAGATTGTTTCATTGCTTTAACATGAGTAATAATTTTATCTGCAATGCTATCCAACTTCTTATTAGCCCATTTATCCATACATGGTTTTTTACCTACTTTTCTATTGACTGGATACTCTTTCCAAAACTCTTCGAATCGCACAATAGATATTATCTTATCTTCTCTTATCTTATCTGGGGCGGATGTTGTCTGCCCATCGTCTGCACTTTGGGCGGAACTTCTTTATTCGCATTGCTTTCTCCCTGTTTAGCAAGAATATCTTTAATCTGATATGCACGCAATTCTGGAATAGGTTTATCTAAATTTTTAGACCAATGTTGCACAGCCTGTCTTGTTAAACCCAATGCTTTAGCCATTTGGTATTTAGTTTTAAAATGTGATACTGCTTCTTGGTACGTCATATTTGTCTCCTTAATTTAACGTAAAGGCATATTAACATACTTAAAAATTAAAAGCAAGAAATAAAAAGTCGGATAAATACCCCCTTATTAAAATAGTTGTTGACATTCATATTGACTAGGAGTATAGTGTGTGTTCTAGTTTAGGAGTTGATATGGAAAGATTTATTCGTATTATCACTAATGAACGATTGCAAAAAAAGTTTACACAAAAGTTCTATTATGTGGTAAAGTGGTTTTTAGTAATATTTTGGAGTTATTTTTTATGGCATCTAATTTAAGACGAGTATCAGAAATATTGCATGAGAAGTAAACAAATACATAAAGGAGACAAGCAAGATGGGAGTTTATAAAAAATTAATGAAGGCTAGATTAGCATTACAAAATACCAATCTTACTAAATCTGGTCACAATAAATTTGCTGGATATAAATACTTTGAACTAGGTGATTTTTTACCAGCCATTCAAAAAATATTTGATGATTTAAGTTTATGTGGAGTTGTATCTTTTGGTACAGAAATTGCTACATTAACTATCACAGATATTGAAGATGGTTCAGAAACACAAATTACAAGCCCTATGTCTACTGCTGCTCTTAAAGGTTGCCATGAAGTTCAAAACTTGGGAGCAGTACAAACTTATATTCGTAGATATTTATGGGTTGCAGCACTTGAGATTGTTGAACATGACGTAGTAGATGCTAGTGCTGGTGCTGTTATTAAAATGAAAGATACTAAAGCAGAGGACTTTATCTAATGGAACAACGTTCAGAAGAATGGTTTCAGGCACGGCTAGGCAAAGTAACAGCCAGCCGTGTAGCTGATGTGCTAGCAAAAATTAAGTCTGGTGAATCTGCTTCTAGACGTAACTACAAGATTCAACTAGTAAGCGAAAGACTTACAGGTGAAAGGCAAGAAACATATATTAACCAAGCAATGCAAGATGGAATTGATAGAGAGTTCTATGCTAGGGAAAGATATGTGCAACAATTCGGGGCAGTGGAAGAAGTAGGATTCATTAAGCATCCTACTTTGGAAGCTGGTGCAAGTCCAGATGGTATGGTTGGAGATGATGGTATTCTTGAAATTAAATGTCCTATGGGAAGTACGCATACAGAAACATTGATGACTCAAGATATTCCAAGTAAATACATACCGCAAGTGCAATTTCAGCTTTTGGTGACTGGTCGTAAATGGTGTGATTTTGTTAGCTATAACCCAATGTTTCCAGAGCATTTACAGTTATTCGTAAAGCGTGTGGAAGCAGACCCTGTTTACCAAAAAGAGTTAGAATCAGAAGTAAAGCAGTTTTTAGATGAAGTAGATGATGTAATCAACAAACTAAAGGAAATTAAATGAGACTAACAGAAGAACAAAGACTAAAACTTATGATGGCTTCTAGTGGTTTAACGCCAAGAAAGTTTTGGGATTTAGGTGAGGATGGACAAGCACCGTATATGGAAAAACTACATGCGGCAATAGATGAAATATTAGAAGAAAATCCAGACGCATTTAGAGGTTCAGTAGTGAAAAGGCATTACACTAGACGTAAAAACGCAGTTAGATAACTTAAGGAGAAAAGCATGGCAGAACAAAAGTATGATAACACTAACACCTTTACATTGTTTAAGAACGATCAGGGGGACAATCCTAAAAAGCCAAATTACACTGGGATTGCAAACGTAGACGGTATTGAGTTTAGGATTGCAGGTTGGATTCGTGAGGGGAAAAACGGTAAGTTTATTTCTGGAACGGTACAACTAAAAGATGGTGATGTGAAGCCTAAACAGGCAGAGGTAGATGAGGATGTTCCTTTCTAGGAACACCCTCTCTAAAGGTATTACTTGTTCATAACGTACATTGTAACTTCAAAGCCGAAACGCATTTCAGTTGCTGATGGTTTTGTCCACATGATTATGTCCTTTGTATGTAAAAATTAACGATTTTTGCTACACAAACATATTTGTATGTAATAGATACAAGACAAAGTAGTTTGTATGTAATATATTGCTCTTTTTGCAATACAAAAGCAACTAATAAACATTTATTTTACCCTAATGAAAATACGGAGACATTATGGATTATGATGATGATGTAGTAGACTATGACGATAATAATAGGCTTTCAGAGCTTCCAGAAGCTAAACTATTTAAAAAATATAAAAGAAATGCAACTGAAAGATCTATAACAACTTTAAAGTCTAAAAACAAATTAGCTTTACGAGACAAGGTAGATGCTATACAATGGTTATTTGATGATAACGATGTTTATGACCTGTGCTGTGATTTAGCTGGCATGAGTAAATACAACATTAGAGAAATGGTTATTAACAAAATAGGTGCTGATGTCATTATGCCTTTAGTTAGCGGATTCTATCAACCAAATGGACATTAATGCTTTAGAATTAGATGTAGCGTGTTATGCTACCGCTGTTTACCACGAAGTAAATACAAGAACATTGGAGGAAAAAATTGGAGTCATTAATACTATACGGAATAGGGTTCGTGATGGTCGTTGGGGTCATTCTGTATGTGCTGTCGTTTATTCTAATAATCAGTTTGCTGTGCAAGATCAGTCCCACCATCCAGTTAATGAAAGGGCGTATTTGGAGACTAAACTATTGGTTATTGATACGATTGTTCATAATAAATATGCTAACCCAGTTGCAAATGCTTTATATTTCCATGATGACTCTATACCGCCAAAAAAAGAATGGTTTGGTAAAAGAAAAAAAACACATATAGGAAGGATGGTATTTTACTAATGACAGAATATATAAAATTTTGGTTAGCACAAGATATAGCAGCGTTAATTGAAATAATCCCAATATTAGTTTTAGGAACTATAGGATATTTAATTTATTTAAAATGGTGGGATAAAAAATGAAACCTTTAGCGTGGCTTGTAGAAGAATTTGATGGAAATGGAGCACTTGTATGGTCTGGAATTATGACATCAGAGCCTAAAGAAATGTCATGGTTTAAAGACATTAAATCTAAACTGCATAACGTTACAATCACGCCATTGATACCAGATACAAAGAATATTGTTAAAGTAACAAATGTTAAAAAATATGATAGCAAGAGATTAACAGAGGCAAATAATGGACTTTAAACCACTTACACAGGAACAAATAATTGATGCTTATAGCAAAGTATTTCCAACAAGATATGAGCCAATGACAATAGACAGAATGATACAATTTGCAAGAATTATAGAACAATTACATGGAGTAAGATATGAAACCTAGTTTATTTATAGCAACACCAATGTACGGAGGGCTATGTTATGGTACATATCTAGAATCAATGTTAAAGCTACAAGCATGGCTTATATCTAAAGACATAGACGCATACTTTTCATTTCTTTATAATGAAAGCCTGATTACTCGTGGTCGTAACACATTAGTGAATGACTTCCTAAAAGGTGACGCATCTCATATGATGTTCATAGATGCTGATATTAGTTTTGAGCCAGAACACTTCTTTAAAATGCTTGATGCTGATGTAGATATTATTTGTGGCGTGTATCCCAAAAAAGAAATAAATTGGGCTGGTGTAAAGTTTGCTATTGACAAGAAAGTTCCAGAGCACCAACTAAAATACTTTA